AATAATCATTAAGAAAATTATCAAAAATAAAAGGTACCGTTTGACAGCATTGATTTTTTGAATAATTTAAAAAACCGAATCAATACACAATTAATGCACTCAACATAAACATCACTAATCAAAATCAGAGAAACAGAGTTAATTAATTATGTCCAAAAAATCCAAGAAAAAACCAAATCAAAAAAATAACATATCTGGAGCTGACAACACGAATAAGCCTAGATCTAATACAAAGTCTTCTGAAACTAGTCAGTCAAAAAAAGTTAATACACAGGCTAATACGGAAACTACTGACAAAAATTCAGATGACAAAGAAAAAAAAAGCTCGCCAAGTAAAAAGCTAAAAGAAATTGGTACAAATCTTGGCAAACCAATATTGTATCAAGTTGAGTCCTTTATTGAACTTGATCAAGCCATGAATAAAATTGCAAGGCAATTTAAAGGGCTTTATGACCTAGAAGGCAAACCGACTGAATTATTTGGCAGTATGAAAGAGCAAATTCAATCACTAAGTCAACAAATACCGACAGCTAGAGGAGCATTAGATATTGCTGAACAAGTAGAATCTAATGCCGTTAATGAACAGGTTGATGCAAAAAATACTGACAAAAAATCAGATAATAAAGAAAAAACAAGCTCGCAAAGTAAAAAAATAAAAGAATTTGGTAAAAATCTTGGTAAACCTGTATTTAATTCGGTTGGATCCTTTATTGAACTCGAACAGGCTATGAATAAAGTCGCTAGGCAAGTTAAAGGGCTATATGACCTACAAGGCAAACCGACTAAATTATTTGACAGCATGAAAGAACAAATTCAATCACTAAGTCAACAAATACCGATTGCCAAAGGAGCTCTAGGTATTGCTGAACAGATAGAATCCAATGCCAAATTAGGTCTAACTAAACAAAGCGATCCTATAAGCGAACAACATAAACAACTACTAAACTTCACTAAAATCTCGGCAATTTCAGCCAATGCATTTAGCTTACCAGTAAAAGAGTTAGCCACAGATCTGAGTAAAATTGCCAAACTATTTAATATACCAACAGAAAATATTGAAAACTTAGCTGACACCATTAATTATCTCAGTGACAACACCAATGCTAATGCAGCTGATATTATTAGTTCATTAAAAGGTATGGAGGAAATAGCTGATAAACTCGATTTCAAACAAGTTATGGCATTAAATTCGGCATTCTTAAACCTGAATATAAAACCAGAGAGTGCGATTGCAGCCACTAATGCTATCGTCAACAGTTTATCAAAAGCGACAACGCAATCGGAGCAATTCCAACAAACATTACAATCACTTGGATTTGATGCCACACAAATAGAAAAAAATATGTCAATCGATGCCATTGACACAATACAAAAAGTACTAACAACCATTAAACAACAGAATACAATCCAACAAACAGAAATCCTTAGTCAGTTATTTGGAAGTGAGCAAGCCCAAAACACAGGCAAACTTACCAACAATTTGCCTTTACTCACCCAACAACAATCAGTAATCAATAATCCAAATGCCATGGGTTCTTTACAAATAAAAGCAAATATTGACAGTAAAAGTTTTGCGTCACAATTTGAATTATTAAAAGCCACGCTAACTAACATCTCAAGTTCTATGGGTGGGTCCATGCAAGGACCAATAGTTAGTGCAATGCCATGGTTAACAGATCTCATGGCAAATACTCAGCAATGGGTAAATAACCACCCTACTTTTGTTGCTACCTTTATGG